GCAACGAGGAGAGGACCGACATATCACTGTCAGAGCGACAGGGCATTCTGCAGGTCGAACTGAGATGTTTCGTGCGAGGCAATGAACTTGACACCAAACGTAATCAACTGATCGAGGTGATCGAACAGACACTTGAAGGATCAAGGGGTAGGAATCTAACAACAAACAAGGACGCGACACACTACGTGGAGACACGTGTTACCAATGTTGAAGTCATAGAACGTAATCCACCGATAGGACAGGTCATAGTGACCGTTGAAGTGGAATACATGTACAAGAGGGGTAATCCATAATGTTAAGAGAAATGTACGACGAACAAGGGAATTCTCACCTTGTCCCAAACACACAAGTGCAGGACAAGTTGAAATCAGGTTGGGTGTTTTTTAAAAAACCTGTCTCGCCACCAAAAGTGGAAGAGAACAAAAACATCACAAAGACTAAAACTAAACGACCAAAAGCGACAATGCGAATAACAAAAGCAGAAGCAGAGGTCATAAAATCCATTAAGGAGGACAACTAATGGCAAACAATACAACTGCATACGCAGGCACATCAGGTGTGGCCAAGTTCGATGTTGGTGGCTCCGCTACTACTATCGCATCTGTCATATCATTCACACTAACAAACACAGGCGACGTAATTGAAACTTCAGCAATGGGGGCGACTGCTAGGACATACGTTCCAGGTCTAACCAACGCAACGGCTTCAATGAGTTTATACTTCGTTGACGGTGATTCGGCACAAGCGGCCCTACAATCAGGACCAGGCGCGGCGGCGGCTACCGTTGAACTTTATCCATCAGGCACAACAACAGGTCAGAAACTTTCAGGCGAGATGATTGTAACATCTTTTGAAGTTTCAGCCGCAAATGATGGTGCTGTGACGGCAGAAGTGTCAGGACAAATTACAGGAGCGTTAGCAGTAACGAACCTATAATGACAAGAGTTATCTTCAACGGTGCCAGCATGAAGCAAAAGATCAAAGCCATAACAGAGGCGGCGACCGAAGCGATCACTGACACCGTTCTAGATGACATAAAGGACAGATCACCAGTGAGGTCTGGACTTTTCAAGAGAAGTTGGCGTAAGTCAGGGACTGGCACAAGATACAGATTGACCAATCCACAACCATACGCTGGCGCACTGGAAAGAGGTCGTAGCCGACAGGCACCAAGTGGTGTTGTAAAACCTGCGATCAAAAATATAGCAAACAGGAGATATAAATGACAATAACGGACAAGATAAGCAAACACTACCAGTCTAGCATTGGTGGCGAATTGCAAAAAGTAAGATGTGAGGAATGGGACACTGACATTTATTTCAGAACCACATACCCACTGAAAGACGAGGGCAAGATACTTGAATTGCAAACACAAGGCAAGACTGTAGAAGCACTCGTTGAAAGCATTATAAGGAAAGCCAAAGACAAAGATGGCAAGAGTCTTTTCCATGATGCTGATAGGATAAAGTTGATGAATGAGGCAGACCCACAAGTTGTGATCAAAGTTGCCACTGCAATCAACAATGCAAAAATAACTGCTACACAGGAATCTATCGCAAAGGAATAGGTTCCAGTGTTGAGTTACGATTTGTAATAATGCTGGCAGATCGATTGAAGAAAACAATCGAGGAAATATTACAAATGACGACACTGGAGAAAGACCTCTGGGCTGGTTACTTTTTGCATGAGTACAATGAAAGTAAAAAAACAATGGGCAAACAAGCAATGCCTGTTAGGAGGAGAAGATAGTGGCTAAAACTGAAAAACTGTTGTTAGATATACAGATTAAGAACCAACAGGCGTTGGGTAAAATTAATCGTGACATCAACAAGATACAAAAGAGCAGTTTTAAATTAAGCACGGCACTCAAAGGTGCCGGTGTTGCACTTGCGGCTGTTTTCGCTGTAAGGATTGGTAAGTCCATTATTGAAACCACTGCAAGATTTGAAGATTTAAATGATGCACTGGCATCCGTAACAGGATCAGCACAGGCTGGTGGGGAAGCATTTGACTTCGTAAGTGAATTCGCCACCAAGACACAGTTTGGAGTTGAAGATTTAACCACAACCTTCATTAAATTGAAGGCATCGGGTATCGAACCCACAGAAGACCTACTAACACTATTCACAGACACAGCGGCGGTTACAACTGACCAACTTGGTTCATTACAGGCCATAACTGATCTATTTGCGAGGACCACATCAGGTGGATTGGGTCTAGAGGAACTAAACAGATTGGCTGACAGGGGTGTGCCGGTATTCAGGATACTTGAGGAACAAGTTGGAGTCACAAGATTAGAGATATCTGAAATGGGTAAAACCGCAGAGGGATCTAAAAAATTACTCAATGGTCTTTCAAAAGGATTGCGTCAAGATTTTGGTGGTGCCACAGCCAACGTTGTAGATAACCTTTCAACACAGTTTTCAAACTTAAACATCGCCCTGAAGAATTCAGCAATGGAATTCGGAGAAGGTTTATCACCACCATTGAAAGAGGCTGTTGCGGATCTAACAAAGTTCGTTGAGAACAACGAAGAAACGATAGCGGCGCTTGGTAGATTAGGCGGAGCAGTATTACAGGGAGTGGTCAAACTATTCATTGGATTCGCAAAGGCATTGGGAGCGGTCGTTGTTGGTGGGGAGAAACTAATCGGATTCTTCAAAGACGTTAAAGAAGATACCGAAGATGTAAGCCAAGATTTCAGTGGCTTAAATTCTGATCTCAACATGACTGGTGATGGTTTTAAAGCACTACTTCGAGACACAGACCCAGTTATTCCGCAGTTAAGCGAAATGGCATTTGAAACTGAAGAACTAGGCAATAATTTAAATGACACTATAAATGCTACACTTGGTTTAACAGATGCATTAGGTGACTACAATGAGAACGAAGGAAGGACCAACGCAGAACTATTAAAAGAACAAGCAGATGAGGCCGCGGCAGTGAACAGAGAAACTGCCATAATGAACAGGACTTTTCCTAAAACTTCAGAATCTGTCAAGACCGCCAACAAAGCGTTACGAAATTATAGAGACAACCTTACAGAGATGTTGAAAGAATATGACACGGCCGTTATCATAACAGACACACTAACAAGCATGACACAGACTTTTGCTTCTACAACAGAATCAGCATTGACTGATGTGGTAATGGGAACCAAAACATTGAAAGAAGCACTTGGACAAATTGGAGAGGCCATCCTCAGAGATCTGATCGGTGGCATGATTAGATTGTTCATAGTTGGACCTATATTAGAAAAACTAGCCAAAATATTTGGCATTGACATGGTCGCTGGTGTCAACAGACAAGTAGATGCACAAAAAAATTTAAACAGGCAATTACAAAAAACAATCGTGTTGAAAACAATTTTGGCTTTCTTAGGAGGCGGATTTGCTAACGGTGGTGCTGTTGGACATGCCAATGGTGGTGCCATAGGCTACGGTGGTGCAAGAGCGAGCGGTGGACCAGTTGGCGGCAGTAATGCGTTCTTGGTAGGAGAAAGAGGACCAGAATTATTCATACCTAACACGGCGGGCACAGTTGTCTCAAACGAGGCTTCTGGAAGCAGGATGGGTGGAGCCACAGTAAACTTCAACATCAGCACGGTGGATGCCGAAGGTTTCGACACTTTGTTGGCCAGCAGGCGGGGTCTAATAACTAATCTAATAAGCGATGCAATGAGCAGGCAAGGAAGGAGATTTGCGTAATGTCAGGAACATTCCCAACAACTAATTTTAAATCAATCAATTGGCAGAGCAATGCTAACACCATTGTCAGCACCACTATAACCAACAAGACATTTTCCAAAGACCTTGGAGGTCAATTCTTCAGTTTCACATTGAAGAGCGTACCGTTATCAAGGGATGACTTTGGTAGCATTCAAGCATTCATCGTCACACAGAGGGGTGCGTTTGACACGTTCACCATCGTTCCTCCAGTGATTGGCAGTGCCAATGGCACGTTCGTCAATGACGGCACAAAACTGCCTGTGACATCAACAGCGGCGGTGGGGGCGAGTACCATAACGGTCACACCAACTGGCAGTGGCACACTGAAAGCCGGTGACCTCATCAAGTTCGCAAATCATTCAAAAGTTTACATGCTGACTGCTGACAAGACCTTGAGCAATTCAACACAGACAACGATCAATATTTTTCCAAACCTAAGGACACAGGTGCCATCATCACAGAACACCTTGACAGACGATGTACCAATCACTGTCAGATTCATCAATGACGCACAGGAGTTTGATTTAGGGGTTGACAATTTATACCAATATGAACTAGATGTAGCGGAGACGTTGTAATGACAAGGGGCATATCTTCAGCGGCGAACACGGCCTTAGCGGCACAGACACGTAGGGTTGTTGACCTTGTGCGGATAGTTTCACAGGACGACAGTACGCTGTTCAATGTCCTGACCAACGGTACCAATTCATTGGATTTCACCAACTGTGATGTGAACCTTACACATGACTCTGTGACCTACAGCGCCAATGCTGGTTACATAGGACACAGTGCGATAACGGAAACGGTCAATGCGGCCAATGAGAAATTGTCACTGGTGTTCACTGGTGTTGACCTGACAAACCCAACAATCCTGTTGAATTCCAACTTCGTTGGCGCCAAGGTAAGCATCAGGAAAGCGATCCTAAACGAAGATTACAGCATCACCACCAACGGTGTGTATTCTGTGTTCGAAGGATTCATCAACACTTTCAGTCTAACACACGACAAAACAACAGCAGATTTCAGACTAGAGTGTGGAGGTCCTTTCAGTGCCTTCGAGAAGGCCAGCATTTACGGATACGCAACCACACTGAGCCACCAGATAGTGTTCGAGGACGACAAAGGATTCGAATTCACCACAGAGACACTGGCGGACATACAATGGGGTAAACAATAATGGGAATAGGTAGTTGGTTCCAGAGAAAGAAAGACCAAGCGGTCAATGTAGTAAAGAAAGTAGTTGACAAGACTGTAGACGTCGCCGTTGGCGCTGTCAAGGGTGTGTTCAACATCGCGTTGAGTCCATTCACTGGTGGTTTTGACATACCTGACTTCAACGTTGACACGACAGCCGCCA